ACGCATTAGCTTTCGCAGTTAATACCATTCCTGATAGGTCGTTAAGTTTTCAGGTAGTCTTCACAGGTTGTACAGAAGAGAATAACGTACATGGTGGTGCAATGTGGGCACGTATGCCGATACAAGCACTTGTAGCCGATATACCTGTAGATGAATGGGCAGAACCAATGGAAGACCATTTATGTCAACCTTGGGATTGCGAATCAAGACATCACAGTGTAATAGTCATGGACAGGGTTAGTTCTTCTCCTTGGTTATGTAAAATAGATAATCAGTTTTTTACTGCTAAATATATGTTTACTGTAGATTATACAGACCATGAAATAGCAGATGACCCTGCACAGCACAAGCAGTCACACGTGATGTACTTATTAGATGCAGGCAAATGGACAGGTAATATTGTCGCATTGCCAAACAATAGAGTAAGGGCAACAAGTCCTGCTCTGTGGGTTACAGGTGAAGGTGCTCCTGATTTTTCACCATCGCAATGGACACATTCAGCAGAGGCACATGAATCCTACTTAGACCCATTTACGACATTTAACAACCTATACGAGGATAGAAGTGGCAGTAAAAAAAGCAAAAGCAACAATAAAAAAGGTAGCAGGTAAACTAAAGAAAGCCAGTAAAGCTCATGCAGGACAAGCAAAGGCTTTGTCTGCTATCAAGTTAAGTAGTGGTGGAAGCACAGTAAATAAGGCAGGTAATTATACTAAACCTACAATGCGTAAAAACTTATTCAATCGTATTAAAGCAGGTGGTAAAGGAGGTTCACCCGGTCAATGGAGTGCGAGAAAGGCACAGATGTTGGCAAAACAATATAAAGCCAAAGGTGGAGGATACAGAGGATAATGCCACATTACACAAAGAAACTAACAAAAGTAATTAAAGGATTAAAAAAAGCATCTAGCTTACATAAAAGTCAAGCTAAAACTCTAACTAAAATTAATAAAGACCAAAAGAAGGGATACAAGAAAGTTGTCAAAAACAAAAAAAAGAGACCCTAAAGTTGGCACAGGAAAAAAACCAAAAGGCAGTGGAAGACGCTTATACACGGATGAGAACCCTAAAGACACAGTTAGCATCAAGTTTGCCACACCTGCAGACGCAAGAGCCACAGTTGCAAAAGTTAAAAAAATCAATAAACCATATGCGAGAAAGATACAGATACTTACAGTCGGTGAGCAAAGAGCTAAAGTAATGGGCAAGACTGAAGTAGCTAATATATTTAAAAGAGCAAAAGAAAGTTTAAAAAGAGAACATGAGCGAAAAAAGAAAAAGATGTGATACTTGTGAATGTTACGATTGTGACATAGAAGATTGTAATTGTGATTGTCACGAAGAACAAGAAGACGATGAGGTGTTCGGAGCACCTGTATGATTGAGTTTGTGTTAGTGTTTATGATGGGAATAAGAGTAGTAGACCAGACACAAATTTTTCAAGATTTAGATAAATGTTTATACTTCGCAGAAAGACTGCATAGACAGCCACCCATACCACAAGAGGAAGGACCTACTTTACGTATAACTGCATATTGTAAACCCATAAGGAAAAGATAAAATGTTAGCAGAACTAGCTGCAGCTAATGCTGCTTTCAGTGTCATAAAACAATTCGTGTCCAACGGAAAAGAACTTAGTGGTTGTGCAAAACATATAAGTGACTTTGTATTTTCTAAAGAGGAGATAGAGAAAAACCTGAAAAAGAAAAAAGCAAGAGGTGCAGGTGGTGCAGACTTAGAAGAGTTCATGGCTCTTGAACAGATAAGAGAGAAAGAAGAAGAACTCAAGAAGATGATGATTTATCTAGGCAGACCCGGACTTTGGCAAGATTGGCAAGCCTTCCAAGCAGAAGCTAGAAAGTCAAGACGTTATCAAGAAAAGATGGAGCAAAAGCGTAAAGAAGAACTTATGGAATATTTAGGTTATGGAATAGCTGCTATAATTGTACTATTCTTTGCAGGACTGATGGCTTGGTTTGTAGGTAAATGGGTAGGAAGATTTTAGAGACACCTTGTATAGGTGTATGCAAATTAAAAGACAATGTTTGCATGGGATGCAACAGAACTATAGAAGAGATTAAAAAAGCATGGCACTTACAAAAGGACAGAGGTCGTTAGTTGCGTGGACAAAACAAAAATGGCGAACCAAGTCTGGTAAACCTAGTACACAAGGGAGTAAAGCAACTGGTGAGCGTTACTTACCTGAAAAAGCAATTAAGGCTTTATCGCCCTCTGAATACGCCGCCTCTTCGGCTGCTAAACGCAAAGCGTCTAGAGGAGGTAAACAATTTTCTAAACAACCCGGCAAGATTGCAAAGAAAACATCAAGATTTCGTAGATTCAGCTAGGGTAAAAGAAAAGTTAAAACAGGAAAGAATAAAAGAGAAACTAGCAAATGATACAAGCATTAATAGGACCAATAGCAAATCTCGCAGGAACGTGGTTTCAAAACAAAATAGAAAAAACAAAGGCAGATGGACAAGCTAAAGTTGCAGAGGCAAAAGCTCGTGCTACTGTTGCTGAAAAGGTTGCAACAGGTCAGGTCGAGTGGGAAGGTAAGATGGCAGATGCTACAGTGGATTCGTGGAAAGACGAGTTTGCATTAGTGGTGCTACTAGCTCCTGCCATACTAGTCTTCATTCCCGGAATGAGAGAATATGTAAAAGATGGCTTTGAGATATTAGCAACACTTCCTGATTGGTATCAGTACTTGTTATACATAGCAATATCTGCATCTTTTGGTATTAAAGGTGTAGGACAAGCAGCAAAGATGTTGAAAAAGAAATGACACTTAAAGCTAGAGTATATTTAAAGTTATCATCATCTATCTGTAAGATAGGTAATTATTTTTGGCACAAACATGTTAAAGAAATACGCAAACAACAAATGGATTTAGGATTTAAACGAATATGAATTTAGCAAGACTACAAGATGAATTAGCTAAAGACGAGGGCATAAAATATGAATTGTACCTCTGCACAGAAAATCATTTGACTGGGGGGATAGGACATCTTATTACAGAGTGGGATGTAGATTACTATGGTAAACCTATAGGATATCCTGTACCTGAAGAACAAGTCAATGAATGGTTTGAGAGAGACATAGAAACAACTATAAACGATTGTAAACTATTGTTCTCTCAATTTGATAACTTGCCTCAAGATATACAGCACGTATTAGCGAACATGTGTTTTCAACTTGGTCGACCAAGATTATCCAATTTTAAGAACATGATTGCTGCTGTGGAAAATAATGATTGGGAAAAAATGGCAGTCGAGATGGAAGACTCTCGTTGGTTCAGACAAACAAAAAATAGAGCCAAGCGTTTAATAGCAATCGTTGACAGGCAATATTACAGAGAGAATGTACCAACATGAGTAGACAACTAACAGAAAGACAACAAAAGTTTCTTGATGTTTTATTTGATGAAGCAAATGGCGATGTAGCACAAGCTAAATTAATTGCAGGATATTCAGCAAGTTCAAGCACTACAGATATTGTTAAATCATTAAAAGATGAGATACTAGAAGCTACGCAGTTGTTTATGAGTAGAAACGCACCGAAAGCTGCAATGGCAATGGTAGGTGGATTATATGACCCTACAGAGTTAGGTCTTAAAGATAAGATGATGGCAGCTAAAGAATTACTAGATAGGACAGGATTAGTTAAGACTGAAAAGATGCAAGTAGAAAGCACAGGTGGTGTTATGCTATTGCCTGCAAAGAATGATGGATAGAAGCATAGGAAAGTGGAAGTTACCACAACCTACAGATTTAAAAGATGAAGAACAAAAAGAGTGGATACAGATACCACGTATAGCTAGGACTGTACCATTCGGATATAAGATAAACGAAGAAGACCCTGACTTACTTGACCCAATACCTTTTGAATTAGAAGCTATAGAAATGGCTAGAAAATATGTGAGGCAGTACTCATATCGTGAAGTAGCTAATTGGTTGACTACAAAAACAGATAGAGTTATATCTCACGTAGGATTAAGAAAAAGATTGATACATGAAAGACAACGTAAGGACAAGGCTAGAACTCTTAGAAAGTGGGCAGCTTACGCCCAGAAAGCAATCGAGAAGGCGAAAGCCATCGAAGAAAAAACAACAGGTGCAAGAGCCTAAAATACAAGAAGTTGCTGAAGTAGAAGCAGTTCCTGTAGAAGAACAGAACATAGTATTTAAACCTAACGCAGGACCTCAAACAGAGTTTCTTGCCGCAGGGGAAAGAGAAGTGTTATATGGTGGAAGTGCAGGTGGTGGTAAGTCTTATGCTATGCTTGCCGACCCTTTACGATACATGGGTCATCCATCGTTTAGTGGTCTACTATTACGACACACAACAGAAGAACTTAGAGAACTTATATTTAAATCTAAGGAAATGTATCCTCAAATATGGAAGGGTATAAAATGGTCAGAAAGAAAGATGCAATGGGAAGCACCATCAGGTGCTAGGTTATGGATGTCTTACCTAGACCGAGATGATGATGTACTTCGTTATCAAGGTTTGGCATTTAGTTGGATAGGGTTTGATGAATTGAC